AGGTTGGATAACAGGAACTCCTATTTTGTCATCACCGGGTATTAATAACTATAGTTTTACTGCACAAGTAGTAAGAGCAGGTAATACTGGAATAGTGTCTCCGGTGTTTAATTTTGCATTCAATCTAAGTTTGGATATCACTGGTACAATATCTTGGGTCACACTACAAGATTTAGGTACAATATATAACGACACTCTTAGCATATTAAAAGTCCTTGCAGTTTCGGACACCCCATTAGAGTATAGATTAACTTCAGGTAGTTTACCTCCGAATTTAACATTATTACCCAGCGGTGAAATAACAGGTATTGTAGCTAGTCAACCAACAAATACTTTTTTAAATGTTGGTGAACAAACTGCTTTTACATTTACAATTCAAGCATACTCGTCAAACTTTGCTATTGTAGAATCTAGCAAAACATTTACCGTAAATGTATATCAAGAATATGGGCAACCTACTGATATATTATATATTCAAGCGGCCCCTAGCATTAACGATAGAAATATACTACGAACATTGTTAGACAGTGAAGCACTAATACCTACTGAATTATTATACAGATCAGATGATGTTAATTTTGGAAAAGCAACCAATGTCATATACGACCATGCATATGGTATATATGCAAGTGGTCTACAAGAATATATAGCATCAGTCACACAAAATCATTACTGGAGAAATATCACTTTAGGTGAGCTAAAAACTGCTATTGCAAGAGATAACAATAATAATATAATTTATGAAGTAGTATACAGTGAAGTAATTGATAATTTGATAAATCCCCAAGGGGTTAGTGTTCCTAGTAGTATATATTGGCCAACTCCAATTGATTTACATTTGGGACCTTGGTACACAAGTGTAACCGATATATTCACTAGCTATGTTGAATTGTTAAATCAACAATACTTTACTAGTTTGACTTCCGGATATGCTAGAACGCTATACCCTAACAGTTTATTTAACATGCGTAATAGAGTAGCTGATATCCTGGGACAAGTATTAAACAGCACACTATTGCCAGTATGGATGACTAGTCAACAAACAAATGGTAGTACTTTGGGCTATACTCAAGCATGGGTAATATGCTATACAAAACCAGGCCAAGCTGAAACTATTAAAACGAATATAGAAACTAACTGGCCATATACTCTTAATCAGATTAATTTCAATATAGATAGATTTACAGTAGATAAGAGTACTACTTATAATTGGGAAAATGATTTTAATCCACCTGCATGGTCTAGTTTACCTAGTGCTACTCCAGTACCAAACCCAATCAATAGTCAAGATTTCTTTGTATTGTTCCCTCGTGCAACTATTTTACCAGATGAAACTCAATACTAAATATATATAACGGAATAAAACAATGAGTACAATCAACACAAATCCAATTAATGTAAATTATCCTGTCCCGGGTGTTAACAACAACAGTCAAGGATTCAGAGATAATTTTGCATCTATTGTAACCAATCTTAATGCTGCCGGAACAGAAATAACTGACCTGCAAAATAAAGTAGTAGTTAAGCAGGCTTTAATAGGTACTACTATTAACAATGATATGGCCAACACGCTTATCAGCAACGCAAGTACACGCAGTTTCAGAGCAACCACTTATAATTTAGGCAACGCATTATCAGGTACTGTTCTAGTAAATACTTCATTAGCAGATGTTCAGTATGGAACAATAGCAGCAAATACTACAATCAATTTTGGTAGTTGGGCACCAGCCGGCACGCAAAGTAATGTTCAATTAAATCTATCAATATCTAATACCCTTTCTACTATTACTTTCCCGTCAAATGTAACATTGGGAGCAACTACACTTGAAAATTATTCAAATATAAATGGAAATACATCGGTCACTGTTCCATATGGGGTAACTCAACTTAATTATTTAATAAGTACAGTTGATTGTGGTACTACATTGTCTATTTCCGCAACTAATAGACCAATTCAGTCTACACAAATTCAACAACGTCTTGTTCCTCCTACTGGATTTCAAGGTGACGTAAACGGAGATATTGCAGTTGGTTCTTCGGTTAATCAATTAACTATCACTGGGGCTAATACAGACCCGTATCTTACGACTTCCGGGAACACTACACAACTTTATACTGATTTGCCAATCGTATTCACCGGTACTTCACTTGCAGGTAATATAGTGGTGGGCACAACATATTATGTAAGAAATGTAGTGTCAAGCACTACATTTACAGTGTCATCATCTATTGGTGGTGCTAATATTGCTATTGGAGCAAATGCATCTGGTACTTCAATGCTTGCTAACCCAACATCATACGTTTATATAGCAACTGACACATATAATTCTACTGCGTGTGCAACTAGTGTAACAAACACATTTTCGAGTGGCAATGTGATTACACTGTCGGGTAATTTGTCAAGTATAACTAGTGCAGTAAACTCACCAATTATCTTTACTGCTAATATGGGTGGATTGATTTCTAATACAGTATATTATATCAAAACTGTTGCTAGCCCAAATATCACAGTAAGTCAATCTAGGACAAACGGTGTGGCGGGAACAGTAGTTGCATTAACTTCAAATATAGTAGCAACTAGTGCTACTTATTATGTTGGTAATGATATTTGGAAAAAAATTGTACTGTCGCCGTGGTAATAAATATTTGAATGGAACATCCATTCTTAGATAGAAAAACACTGTCTGAAAAGACACTAGAGGAAATTCAAGCTACCCTAACCGGGCTGATGAATAAACTTACTTTTGCTCACCGAATGGGTAATAGACCACTAATCAATCAACTTGAAATGGTGGTTGAAAGTTATCGCAACGAAGCAAATAAAAAACTTGATGAGGTAATGAAAAAACAAAACCTGCATAATCAAGTTTCTATTCAGAAAGAGGGCGAAATTGGCAACAAGAATTGAACGTGAATTTGCATTCCAAGCTGCTGTTTATTTTGAAGGGGAGTTCTTAATGAACATATATGAACTTTCATTGAGCATGGAAGTTGATACAGCATCTATTAAAGAACAAAATATAGCAATGGACCGGATACATTACTTCTTACATAACTGTTTGGGCAATAGTATTTTTGTGCAAGATTCAGAAAAAAAAGCGATTGAGAAGTATCTACAAGCTGATATCAAAGTTTGTACTCTTCCGGACGAGCCGTATGATCAGATCATAACCATTCTGCTATTGTTGAAACTAAACGCCATAACAGAAGGTAAATTACATATAACTGATATATCACTTATTTCTGGATTAAGTGATGATGTTAAATTTATTTATGATGTAGAAACTGTAGCTAATCACCCTTTTGGTAACAAGGGCTGGTGGGAATGTGCTTCCACTTCTATATCTGATTTATCCAAATCTAATAAAAAAGATAAAATAGTTAGATTGATAAAACATCATAATGATTGGGCCGGAGTTAGTTTGGATTGGGAACAAAAAGAACATACCTCTACTGAAATTATTTTCAACAATGACTACCATAAACAACCATAAGTGTTGATTTATCTATTGGTCTATGTTAAAATACATAGATGAGAACCGACATATACGATCAAATAATCCTCACAGAAAATGACCTGTGTGATTTGTATATGCGTGATTCTACCCGCACTATAAAAGATTGTTTGGTAGATGAAAAGATAACTCTGGGTACCATATTTCTTTCAAATGAAAACTTACCCGTTCTAATAGAGTATGTTAAATCTAATTTATCAGTAAAAGAATTTGATAGTCAAAATCAATCACAATGGCAAATGCCCAAAGAATATTATGAAATGGATATTGCTAAATGGGTATTAGCTCAATGCAAAACCGAAGAAGAACTGCAACGAGCAGGTGATGAACTATTAAAATTCCATGATAGGAATATGTTTTCATTACTACAATACTTAAAATATCTTGTTGATACTATGCGTAGTAATAACATAGTTTGGGGAGTGGGCAGAGGTAGTAGTGTGGCTAGTTTTGTGTTGTTTTTGATAGGGATTCACAGAATTAACAGTCTTTTTTACCAATTATCAATTGATGAATTTCTAAGGTGAGTAATTGGAATACTGAGTAAAAATTAAGGCATACTAGCAGAAGATTAAATATTACTAACTAAAAGGAGATAAAATGGCCACATACAGATCCGCAATGGGTAAAACCGTTGACATGTCAGCTATTGTAGCAAAAAATGAAAAAGTCAGAGCCGTGGGGAATGTCAAAAATCTTAACGCACGAGGTGACACCATTGATTCAATGGGTAGAATAATTCAACCCGCAACTGCTAAAGTAAACAATGCTTATGCTAAAACAGTGGGAAATCGTTCAGCAAACGCAAGCAAGCCACAAAGTAGAATACAACCGGATGTTCCCACACCAGCAAAAATAGCCGTTGCTGAACTCCACCCAGAAGAATTTGAGTTAGATGAATCAATTGAAGATGATTTGGCGATTGAAAAAATCAAAGAAGAAGAAATCAAGAAAGCAACAAAGAAGAAATAACATGACACACACCGAACCAAAAAAATTAGCATTTGCTCCACATAAATTCAATAAAAGCCAGTTCAACCCAATTGGCGCACATATTATCGTATGTGATATGAGTTTTGACCAACGCATTACACATGGCGGTATTCTATTGCCCAATGATGATATGAAAAGTGCAGGTATCAGGCCTCGCTGGGGAAAGATATATGCTGTGGGTTCAGAAAACAAAGATACTGACATTGTTGAAGGTAAATGGGTTTGTGTCAGTCATGGACGCTGGACTCGTGGAATTGAGATAGAAGATGAAACGGGTAAGAAAACATTGCGTAGAGTTGACGCTGATGATATACTAATGATGTCAGATGAAGAAGTATCGGATTCAACATTAAGCGAAATGGTGTACTAATGATAAAATGGTTTAAGAAAAAGATTCACAACTGGGCCAGTGAAGATTGGGAAAATGCTTCTAGAGTGGAAGAATCGACGGTCGGCTCAGTTAGAAGGCGTAGATTTGACCGAAATGGAATGAACTTTACTATCTACTCTGCTAACGGAGGATATGTAATGGAATATGTTTCGTATAATGACAGAACCGAAGAACGCGATTCCACATTACATATCATTCCCAGTGAACAAGACTTGGGTCAAAGTATCGCCCACATCATAACACTTGAGATGCTTAGAAAATGAAAAATCAACTTTGGGTTGAGCGTTATCGTCCCAAATCTGTTAAAGATTATGTTTTTGTGGATGAACGACAAAAACAACAGGTAGAAGGTTGGATAGCTAATGGTAGCATTCCGCATCTATTGTTAAGCGGCGACCCGGGTACTGGTAAGACTACTCTTGCTAAAGTATTGATCCATGAACTTGGTGTGGAAGATTATGATGTAATGGAAATCAATGCTAGTCGTGAAAATGGCGTAGCAATCGTGCGTGATAAGATTAATGGATTTGCACAAACCATGCCATTCGGTAAGTTTAAGGTAATCCTACTTGATGAGGCCGATTACACTAGCCCAGAGTTTCAAGCAGCATTGCGTAACGATATGGAAGCATATGCTGATACAGTGAGATTTATTCTTACTTGTAACTATGAACACAAAATCATTCCAGCATTGCGTGAAAGTCGTTGCCATAAGTTTCATATTGCTAAACCCGATCGTACAGAATATACAGCAAGGGCAGCAACTGTTTTATTGACAGAAGGTATTGAGTTTGATTTAGATACATTGGACAGTTATGTTCGTGTAGCATACCCAGACTTGCGTAAATGTTTGAATCAACTACAAGTTAATTCAAGCACCGGTAAACTATTGCCTCCGCAATCACAGGGTAATAGCGAACATGAGCTTCTAATAGAAGCAACTACATTGTTCAAAGCTGGCAAGATTCTTGAGGGTCGTCAGCAACTTATGCAGTACACTGCATTGTACCCGACCCGAGTTGAAGAAATTTATACTTGGGCTTACTCTAACTTAGATTTGTGGGGAAAGACACAAGAAAAGCGTGATGCAAGTATCATTATCATTCGCAATGGTTTGGCAACATTGCCCTTAGTAGGGATTCCTGAAATAGCAATAGCGGCCTCAATTGTGGAGTTGACGGCATGAAATATTTACTTATCCAATTCTTGAGGAAACCTAATGGCCAAATTGACGAACAGGTGTCTATTAGCAAACGCTTGCGACCAGCAGACATTCAAACATGTAATGTCATTATGGATTTTGGTAAGAAGAAAGTTGAAAAATGCGTAGTTGAAGGAAAGACTGTGGATACAGACTGGAATAAACTAAATGAATACTATAAGCGTATTTACCCGGCATTAGTTGATCAATTAGAAAAGAATAATACTGAAAGCGAAGTTAAG